CGTAGAACGTATTAGTTTAACTGATTATAATGCTTATCCTAATAAATTAACGACAGGAAGAGCAACTCAATTTTATTTACAAAAAGATAGAACACCAGAATTATATATCTATCCAGCACCCGATAATAGTACTGACGTTATTACTTATTGGAGAATAAGAAAAATAGAAGATATTACTGCTCTTAGTTCTGGTGGTAGTGAGCAAGATATCGATATTCCTTTTAGATTTTATGAATGTATGGTTGCTGGTTTAGCTTATTATATGGGAATGAAAAGAGCAGGAGTAGATTTAAATAAATTATCATATTTAAAAGCTGAATATGAAACTGCATTTACTAGAGCGAAAGACGCAGATTTAAACGAAACATTTAGAATAGTACCAGGTTATCGCAGTGGCTTTTAATAAACGTGGACCAACTAAAGCACCTTCCTTTCCATATGCTAAAGGAAAATACGCTAGAGCAATTTCAGATCGTTCAGGATTAGAATATCCTTATTTAGAAATGGTTCGTGAATGGAACGGACTATTAGTTCACATTAGCGAATATGAACCAAAACAACCACAACTAGATCCAATAGTTTTTAGTGATCCAGAAGCACTAAAAAATGCCAGACCGCAGGCTCCTCTTTCAGCTACAGGAGGCGTGCCTGATCAATTATCAGTAATATATCCGGGTACCTTTGGAGACACAGGGCAAGAGGTAGGTGTAGCTACCGGAAACCAAATAGGATTGGAGTTAGGAAATGTCTCAGTCGTCATCAGTTAATTTACAAGACGCATATGTTATGATTGGAACACCATGTTATGGTGGTTTAATGCACGAAGCATATTTTCATAGTGTAATTAAATTATTACAAGAAGCAAAAGAAAATGGTTATAAGATTCATTTAAATACTATGGGAAATGAAAGTTTAATTACTAGAGCAAGAAATACTATCGTTTCTCAATTTATGGATACAGAACACTGTACTCATTTATTATTTATAGATTCAGATATCGCTTTTAACCCAGAATTAGTTACTAAGTTATTGAAACACGATAAAGATGTCGTTTCAGCTATCTATCCAAGAAAATCAATTGAATGGCAAAACTTAGAATATTATTTGAAAAAGGGAGATACACAAGCATTAGAACAGAAGTTATTAGGATATAATATGAACTTCGCTGATCCTATGAATATTCAAGTAGAAAACGGATTTGTAGAAGTATTGGATGCAGCTACTGGTTTTATGCTTATTAAAAAAGATGTATTTGTTAAAATGAAAGAACATTTTCCTCAATTAAAATATACTTCAGATCAGATTATTAATAATGGGAGATACTCTAGCGATTGGTGTTATTCATTTTTCGATTGTATTATTGATCCTGAAAGTAATAGATATTTAAGTGAAGATTACACATTCTGTCGTAGATGGCAGCAAATAGGTGGAAAAATATACGCTGAAATTCAAAGTTCTTTAACTCATTTTGGAACTTATGGATTTAGAGGAAATGTATCGCATAAATTTGCAAAAAAAGATAGTATAGCAACATAATGGCAACAACTTATTCAGATTTAAAAACAGATATCCAAACTTGGATGCAAAATACAGGAACTGATTTTACTAATCAATTAGACGTATTTATTAATAATACGGAACAGCGATTATTAAGAGAAATTGATCCTGAAGCGTTTACTTTTAATTCATATACTGCTTTAGACGCTAATAATCAATATATGAGTAATCCAAGTGATTTATTAATTATTAAAAATTTAATGGTTTTTAATGGAAACGATAAGATATTCTTAGAAATAAAAACTGATGAATATTTATATGAATATTGGCCAGATGCAACTCAAACTGGACTTCCTAAATATTTTGCTAATTTTGATGATAATACTACAATCTTAGCACCTACACCAGATCAAGCTTACACAGTGCATATGCAATACATTGCACGTATTCAAAATCTTTCAAATACAAATACAACTAATTGGCTAACTGAATTTGCTGATGACGCATTACTTTATGGTTGTTTAGCCGAAGCTTCTATTTTTACAAAAAATGAAGTAGATTATCCGTTGTATAATAAAAGATATCAGGAGATCGTAGCTGGTCTTAATAATCAAGCAAGAAGGCGCAGACGAACTGATTACAAATTCCCTGCTAGCGTAGCTGGCACGGACACCCTAACGGGTAGCCAATAAGGAGGTAGAACCATGGCAATAACACAAGCACTCTGCGTGGCATTTAAAGAAGATTTAATGGCACCCGGAGCAAACTTAGAAGCTAGCACATTAAAGTTAGCTCTCTACACCAATGCGGCTACACTAAACGAGAACACAGCATCTTATGCAGCAACTAACGAAGTTGCAGGTACTGGTTACTCCGCAGGTGGAGCAACATTAGCAAACGTAACAGTTAGCACAGATGGCAACGTTGCAATTTTTGATTGTGATAACGTAGCATTCTCAAACTCAACAATTACAGCTCAAGCTGCACTAATTTATAATAACTCAAATTCAAATTCAGCAATTTGTGTTTTAGATTTTGGTGGAGATAAATCATCTACAAACGGTACGTTTGAAATTCAATTTCCAACCGCAGACGCTAATAACGCATTAATTAGAATTAGTTAATGTCAACTGCCCAGGTTGGTTGGAGTAGATTAGCCTGGGGTGACGGTGAGTGGGGAACGTCAGCAGACGCTGTCACCGTTATCACAGGGCTATCCCTTAACGCTTCATTAGGAGATGAAGTCGTACAGGGCAGTGCTGTCATTTTACCAACGGGTATAAACGGAACTTCAACATTAGGAGATGCAACACCAGGCACTGGTCAATCTTTAGTTATAACTGGTTTTGAAGTTAGTTCTGCATTAGGAAATGTAATCGCTGGTGAAGGAAAAGAAATTCAAGTCACTGGTGTATCTGCTACAGTAGATGTAAATTGGAGAGCAGGTTGGGGCGTTAATGAATGGGGATCAGGAGCATGGGGATCACCTATTGGTAACGTTATTGAAGGTACAGGAACTATATTCTCTGTTACTGGATTTGAAGCCCAAAGTATTCTTTCAGATGAAGTAGTTACTGGTGGAGCTGTTGTAATTGAAGAAGGACAACAAGCTAATCTAGCATTATCTAGCGTTTCTATTGGAAGTGAACAAATAATATCTGCTACAGGTTTTGAAGCTACAACTACATTAAACTCTGTAACAGCTACAGGAGCAACTATAAATCCAGTAATTGGATTTGAAGCACCTACAGCTTTAGGAAATGTAGAAGTAGGATTGGCCGCTTACATTGAAGTAACTGGTCAAGAATTAACAGGAAGTATAGCTAGTGTTGCTATATCTAGTGAACAAATACTATCTCCAACTGGTTTAGAAGCTATTACAGCATTAAATTCAGTAACAATTGGAGAAGGAATAGGAGTTGTAGTTACAGGTATTGAAGCAACTTCTACACTTGGAAATGTTACTCCAAGTACACAACAAATACTTTCAATTACAGGATTTTCTGCTATAATTTCACTTGATGATGTTAGACTATGGCAACCTGTTAACACAAGCTCCACAAACACGTGGACTAGTATTGCTGCAAGCTCTACAAACACGTGGACTAATATTGCTGCATAAGGAGAAATAATGGCAAGTAATTATTCAGATAGATTAAAATTAGAATTAATGGAAGCAGGCGCCAATTCTGGTGTTTGGGGAAATAATACAAACGAAAACTTAGAAGTTGTAGATGCAGCTATCGGCGGATATCTTTCTAAGTCAGTTGCGGGTTCAACTAACGTTACTTTAACTCAAGCGAATAGAGATCCAAATGTAGAAACTACAAATGAATCTGCTAATAAAATTATTGAATTTACAGGGACATTAACCGGAAATATTTATGTATTTGTTCCTGCAGTAGAAAAAGAATATATTTTTTATAATAATACTGCTGGTGCTTTTTCATTAACAGTTGCGCCAACAGGCCATTCTGCTAATGGTGTAGCAATTACTCAAGGTGCTCATACTATTATGTATAATAAAGCAGGTACAGGTATGGTCGATCTATTTGCAAATTCTTTAGGAACACTTTCAGTAAAAGGAACTGCTAATATTGTTGGTGATACTACCATGACAGGTACACTTACAGTTAATAGTGCAGTTACACTTAACGCTAACGGTTTAGTTTCAGCAACTTCATTTACTGGTAACGGCGCTGGATTATCAGGCGTTGATCCTTTCGAAGCTAATACTTCAATGATTTTTAATCAAGCTTCAGCACCGACTGGTTGGACTAAACAAACAGGTGCAGCTTTAGCAAATACTGCAATGTCTATTGTAACAGGAACTGGTGGTGGAACTGGTGGAGCTGATTCTTTTTATTCAACTTTTACTTCTTCTAAAACTGTTAATACAGGAACAATTCCTGTTTCAGGTTCTTTGTCAGGAACTGTGGGCGATACAACTCTTTCAACTCCTCAAATAGCTTCGCACAATCACAAACCAAGTGGTCAGTCTCCAGCTCCTTATAACCCAAATCCACAATGGAACTGGTTGACAAGTAGTTTTTATAATAGAAATGCAGAACCTTGGCCTTTTAGTTTTCAGCCTCAAACATGGCAACCAGCAGGTGGTGGTGGATCGCATGCTCACCCATTTAGTGGTTCTCTATCAAGTGCGTCAACAGCAGATACTCCATTATCTATACCTGCGATGAACGTCAAATACGCAAACGTAATTGTAGCAAATAAAGACTAAGAAAGGAGAGGGCTTATGCCCATATTCGACCCGGACGGAAAATGTCCACTTTTAAATAAAAAATGTATTAAACACCAATGTATTTGGTACAACATGCTTCAAGGAGCACATCCACAAACAGGGGCTCCTGTTCAAGAATGGGGATGTTCAATAGCATGGATGCCATTATTA